GTCCAATAACGGCATTACCGTATACTCCGTTGACAGTATTTTGCATTCTGGTATAGGTGTCGGTCAACCCGGCCAGGATACCTGCACTGGTCATACTGTTGATTGTGGCTGTGGTGTTGCTTAGTACACTGGTGTAGTTGACGCCGACCGCAGCCCCAAGAAGATCAGTGATTACCAGCGTTCCGTCAGGTCCGGTACCAGTGGCATATGCACTAGAATAAAATGCAGCCACACTAGCAGGCACAGCCTGTTGCAGTGCAGATATGGATGGCAAGTCTCTAGTGGTCTGCATGTCAACAAATGCTGCGGCCAGTTGAGGCAACACAAGATTGTTTATATTTTTTATTTGTTGTAGTCCAACTTGTATGGCCTTGCAGGCCAGAGCCTGATCTGCTGGTATGATTCTAGCCAGTCTTTCGTAGCTGATTATATTCAGAGTTCCCAGTGTCAACACATATCTTGGCAAGTAAATCAACAATTTTGAATTCACTGTGCCTTGTGTGTTGTCGTAGATGGCTCGCAACACTGATGTGGTGTCTTGATTGTAGGTACGAACTGTGAGACTGGTCAGACTGTTGGGAAATATCTTTGCAGGATTCAACAGGTCTGCCATGTTGTTTATGTTCTTGGTAGTCACACCAAAAATAGCCAACACCTGTTCTAGATCAGTGCCTGTGACATTCAGCATGCCCAGATATGCCAGATGTTGCACACTATCGCTCACATTGACATTGGGGTTGGTAAGATTACCGATACTGGCTTCGTCAAGTCCGGCTTGTATCAGGATAGATCGAATGTTTGCTGTGAGGTTGGTCAGGGTGAGCAATTGCCGTAACAGTGCTGCTGGAGAACCAAAATTACCAAGATTGTCAAGATCAATCAATTGTCCCAGTGCTGCTAGGTCTAGACCAAATGTTCTCATGGCCAAGGTGGTGTCGCTGAGATTGCCAGTGATAAGACTGTTCATTGTGGTAAACGTTGATCCCAGATAGGTCTGACTGTTCACGCTGGTGTTGATAAATTCATTGGCCGTAGTTACATAGCCTTGTGCTGCACCAAACACCTGTGCAAAAACCGCAACATTGCCGTTGCCAAGATAGCTAGAGCCCTGAGAAGTGATTATGCCAGTAAATCCAGCTGTGGAATTTGTACCCAGAGACGCATAAGCACTGGGAGTGTTGTCGGCTAGTGCAGGTACAGTGTTTATACACAATGAAAACATACTGGTCAGGGTGGCTGCGTTGATGTTGGCAGCGGCACTATTGCCCACAGTATTAAAAAATGGTGTCAGTAGCGATGTGCTGGTGTAGGCTGTTACTGCTGCTGTCCAGGTGTTGGCAATGGCCACACCACCGTTGTTGCTCAACGTGGCTCCGGCAATCATTTGTAATGGTGTTAATATACTAGCCATTATGCTGCAAACACATTGTCACTGCCTTGAGCAACTGATGTGCAACTGGCCAAGGGATCGCCTACTCGGGCTGCAGGTATACCATTTATAAAAACCGTGCGACTGCCCTGTGCAATTGGTGCAACGTGGTTACGACAAGGATTGCCTGGACGTAGATGCACAGTGCTAGTGTCCCCTACTCGGGCTGCTGGTCGATTGTTGATAAACACATTTTCGCTGCCAACGGCAATGACGTATCCACTACAATGTGTAACTCCTCGGTCACCTTTTCTCGCTGCTGCGGGCATATTCAATCTCCATAAGTTTTAAAAATCGACCGTGCCATTGTTCAATTTCATGATGTTCCTCACTGGTGTGTGGTTCGGGTGGGATTTCAGGCAGAAATTCTATCACATGATCTAGATCGTCAGGAATATCTTTGTATTGGTCATACACAAAAAGCTCAGTGCCTTTCATGATTACAAATCTATGCCCCATGCTGTATTTATGGATGTGAAATACTGGGCGGTTAACCCATTATCAATTTCTTTTCTGGCACTCGGATTCCAGTTAATGCTTCAATGTACTTCATCTTGACTGCATCATCTGTTAGTGCGTAAATTGCAACATTGTTGATGTTTAGTTTGACTGGCTCATCTGCATCAGCGGTAAACATGCTGGGCACTAGTCCCAGCCCCTGAGGTCCTGGTGCTACGCTGACCGGTGCACTGATTTCCAGCCAATCTCCGTCGGCTCGTGTTAGTTTGGCAATGAGTTCTTCGCCAGAGTTCAATTTAAAAGTTACTGTGCTGCCTTCGAGATGTTTCATTCTGTTAATTTCTTTCTAAGTTCTGTAAATCCACCCACAAGTTCTTCATCCAGGAAGATCTGTGGTAATGTTCGAGCATTTGGTACTGCTTCTAATAATTGTTCACGTGTCCAATCCAGACTTACGTTGCGTTCTTCATATTCAATGCCTCGAGACTTCAGCAATGCTTTGGCCTGGTCGCAATAGGGGCATTGGTCTTTTGACCATACAATTGCGGTTGTCATGCTTTTTCCAATTCCTTTTGTAGTTCTATTGACTCTCTAATTTGTGAACATTCAGTTTGATATTGACATTCATGCACTGTATTTGCTAACTGATATACAGGAAGCAGTGAGCAAAATTGTGTGTAATGTGAGCCCTCTAGTGGGCAGATCGTGCATTGAGTTTTCATTTTATAACTCCGGTAGTGCATCGTAGTCTAACTGATCGCTCATGACTCCAATAACATAGTTAGTTGATTCAGACTCTTGTAGTGCAGTTTGTTTGTTCGATGTGTTCACATGCTTGTTGAACCAAGGAATAGGTGTCGAGCGAGGTGCAGGTTCATGATACTTGATACCAATTTCCTTGAGTGCGCCCACGGCTGTGTAGTCCACAAAGTCTTTGAGAATGTTGGCATTGAGACCAATCACAGGTCCCTTGTTGAACAAGTAGTCTGCCCAGCCCTTTTCTTCACGGATCACGTCCAGATACAACTCATACACTTCGGCTTCGCACTCGACCTTGGCCGCAGCAAAACGTGGATCTTCTTTGATGACTTGATTGATCATGTAAGCAGTCCATTCCTTGTGCAGAATCTCGTCTTGCAGGATCAAACTAATGATATTGCCATTGCCCATGAAGATCTTGTTCTCTACCATGGCCAGGCTTGTGGCAAAGCTGACCATAAAGCGGAACGCTTCCAGTGCATAGCTGGCATGCAAGGCCATGTAGATTGCTCTCACATGTTCTACTTCTTCCACAGGTTGGCCTAGTTCTTTGGCACAGTTGATTCTGTGCAGGTCATCATAGTACCGGCCCACGCTTGATGCCATGTCAATGATCTGCTGTGTGTCGTGGATGGTGTTGAACACATCCTTGGGCACGTTGTAGATGTTGCGAATGATGTGACTGTAGCTCTTTGAATGGATGTTGGTTTCAAAAAATGTCCAGTTGTAGATCAAGGCTTCTAGTTCTGGCAATGATACCACAGGCATGAAGATTTGACTGGGCCCACGACCTTGTAAACTATCCAAGGCAGTTTGTCTCAGTAGATTACTGGTAAAGATGTGCTTGACTGTTTCGCTGGCATCCTTGAAGTCGTTTGAATCTTTGGTAAGACTAACTTCTTCTGGTTGCCAAAAGAAACCACGTGCTGTGGCTTCATAGTCTGCAATCTTTTTGTATTTGACTTCTTCAAAGCGTTGGATTGTGACAGGACCAGCCGGGTCCAGAAACATCTTGCGATTGAGATAGTCTGTTCGTGTTGCTAGATTGTATTGTTGTTTTGACATTTTAATAATTCTCTGTTAGTCATTTTTTTCTTCAATGGTGTAAAACCAATCATCTCCTGCGGTCCACTTGCGTGTGCCATCCACTGTCCATAAATTTTGTGCGGCTTTAAAGTCTGGAAACTTAACATTACCCGAGATCAAACTTTGATCGTACCATAGGCATCGATTGTTGGGCTGACAAGCAAACTGTCCATTTTCCAGTCGAATAAAGTTAAAGCTCTTGTGTTCTTCAGCAACTTCGGTAAAGCCTGTGTCCACATCCATGCCGTCGGCACAAAAGTCCACGGTAAACAGGTAAGTGCCGTAGTGCCATTCCCGATCTTTGCCCAGAAATTTCACACCCAGATTACGCAGACCTATTTTTTCAATAATGGTAAAACGATAGCCCATGCAGTCCCAGAGTTGTAGGGTGTCAATAGGCAATGTGCCTGTGTAGTTTTCTTGCCATACATAGGCATGTATAGGCAGTTTGTCGTAGAGTGCTCCGTAATTGGGCAACAAGCTCTCGATGCGAAACACCTGTCCTCTTAGTGCTTTGAGACTGACCCAGATGGCAGGTTCTAATTCTCCGTGACCTTTTTCAAAGTTGTAGAGAAATTCTCTTTTGATCCAGCACTTGATGGGAGGTAATGATCCTACTATGTAACTCATATTTTTTTTACCAATGTCGTATAACACCTGCTATAATAAACATGTTTGTGATAACATAACATGCAATTATAGCAGTTCTTACCAGGGCCACACGATCCGCATCGCTGTTATTTGCACAGGCTTTTTCTCCTAGTGCCTTGGCCCATAGTCTCCATGCTGCTGTTACAATTTGCATGCTTCGCAGTCTTCTTGATCATCAAAATCAATCACTTCAAGTGGAGCATCTTCTGTGACATTCTTGCTGCCTGTTTTGTTGATCAGGCTGTAGTAAAAAGTTTTCAGACCCCAGTAGTGTGACTGCATCAAGTTGCGAGCAATCAGAGTAGTTGGCACCTTACGATCTGCAAAGTGTGCAGGATTGTAAAATGTGTTGGTACTGATTGACTGGTCCACATAG